AGGCAAATTAACAAGGAGGCATTTATTATGGCATCATTAGCAGAAATCAGAGCAAAGCTCAAAGAACAAGAAACCCGCACAAGCGGTAACACATCAAGCGGTGGCGATAACGCAATCTACCCTTTCTGGAACATGAAAGAAGGTGACACTGCAACACTACGATTCCTTCCAGACGGCAATAAAGACAATACCTTTTTCTGGGTAGAACGTCTTATGATTAAACTTCCATTTGCAGGCGTTAAAGGTGAAACTGATTCACGTCCAGTACAAGTACAAATTCCATGTATGGAAATGTATGGCGAATCATGTGGTATTCTTAACGAAGTACGTGGTTGGTTTAAAGATCCAAGTCTAGAAGATATGGGTCGTAAATATTGGAAGAAGCGTAGTTACATCTTCCAAGGCTTTGTAACTGACAATCCACTTGCAGAGGATCAAACTCCGGAAAATCCAATCCGTAGATTTATCATTGGTCCACAAATTTTCCAAATTATTAAGCAGGCTCTTATGGATCCTGATATGGAAGAACTGCCAACAGATTATACTGCTGGTGTTGACTTCCGTCTTAATAAAACATCAAAAGGCGGTTATGCAGACTATTCAACATCGAATTGGGCTCGTAGAGATCGTCCACTAGGTGATGCAGAAATGCAGGCTGTAAATACACACGGCTTGTTTAACCTTAATGACTTCCTGCCTAAAAAGCCAGGTGAAGTAGAAGTTAAAGTGATGCAAGAAATGTTTGAAGCGTCAGTAGACGGTGAAGCATTTGATATGGATCGCTGGGGTCAATACTTCCGTCCAGCAGGTATGGCGGCACGTACAGGTGATCCAAATACATCATCAACTAATGGTACAGCAACTTCAAGAACTGCTGAACCTGCTCCAGCACCAGTTGCTGAAGCGGCGCCTGCTCCGGTAGCAGAACCAACTCCAGCACCAGCGGCTGAAGCGGCTCCTGCAGGTGACGGTAATGCTCAAGACATTCTAGCAATGATTAGAGCACGTCAAGGACAGTAAAAACAACGCTGTAGGCTTGTATTTTAAAAAACAAGTCTACAGCATTTAACGGCTTTTTAGATTAGGAGAAATAATGGCGACTAAGGCATTTGATCCGACTAAGTTTCGGACACAACTAACAAAATCCATTACAGGTATGAGTGCAGGATTTAACGATCCCACTGATTGGATTTCAACAGGTAATTATGCACTCAACTATCTTATTTCAGGTGACTGGAACAAAGGTATTCCACTAGGCAAAGTAAGTGTGTTTGCAGGTGAGTCTGGTGCAGGTAAATCATATATCTGTTCAGGTAACATTGTTAAGAGCGCACAAGACCAAGGTATCTTTGTAGTTCTTATTGACTCAGAGAATGCACTTGACGAAGCATGGCTACAAGCACTTAACGTAGATACATCAGAAGATAAACTACTAAAACTTAACATGTCAATGATTGATGACGTTGCTAAGACTATTAGTACGTTTATGGCAGACTACAAAGCAATGAACGAAGAAGACCGTCCTAAGGTATTGTTTGTTGTTGACTCACTAGGTATGTTGTTAACACCTACAGATGTTGATCAGTTTAACAAGGGTGATATGAAAGGTGACATGGGTCGTAAGCCTAAAGCACTGACTGCACTTGTGCGTAACACTGTTAATATGTTTGGTAGTCACAATGTAGGCTTAGTAGCAACTAACCACACATACGCATCGCAAGATATGTTTGACCCAGATGATAAAATCTCAGGTGGTCAAGGCTTTATCTATGCATCATCTATCGTAGTTGCAATGAAGAAGTTGAAACTAAAAGAAGATGAAGATGGCAACAAGATTAGCGAAGTGCGTGGTATTCGTGCAGCCTGTAAGGTTATGAAAACACGTTATGCTAAACCGTTTGAAGGTGTACAAGTTAAGATTCCATACGAAACAGGTATGAATCCTTATAGCGGCTTGCTTGAATTATTTGAAGCAAAAGGCGTTATTGTTAAGCAAGGTAACCGCCTTGCGTACACAACAGTAGACGGTGAAGAACTACTTGAATATCGTAAAAACTGGACTGGTGAATTACTTGATAAGGTTATGTCAGATTACTTACTAAAAGAGACTTCTGTGGTAAATATCGAAGACAATACAAATGACCTTGTTGAGGAGCCAGTAACAGATGAATGAAGAACAAATTCAAGAATTTTGGTTATTATTTAAAGAATATCTAGATAAAAAACATATCGACACAGCGGCAGAACGCTATATTGATTTGTTAGCTGATATGGGTGTACAAGATCCTACGTTTGTTGAAGCACTTGGTGCTGATTCAATTTTAGATCATGCCATTCGTTATTATCTAGATGATGATTCTGAAGAAGTATATGACAATGAAGATGGTTATGACTGGGACGAGTAATTAATGGGTTGGTATAGTGAAATATCACGTGACATATCTAAAATTCCTACTGCTATTCAATTTTTCGAAAGTGAACTTGATGAAGCAAGGGTAGAGTGTAAACTCAGTGGAAATGTCGAAAGAGCAAGTGCCGCTATGCCGGGCATTGTTGAACATCGTTTCAACCAGCTTCAAGAAATCGAAGCAATCTTGAACTATTTGAATATTGAGCTACGTAGATTGCGTAGCTCATATTTCAAAAAATATTTAGAAAATTATCAACGAGCTCTATCAAGCCGTGACGTTGAAAAATACGTTGATGGCGAGTCGGACGTTGTTGATTATGAAAAGATTATCAACGAATTCGCCCTACTACGCAACAAATGGTTAGGAGTCTTAAAAGGCCTCGACCAGAAGCAATGGCAGATAACTAATATTGTTAAGCTAAGAGTTGCTGGTATGGAGGACGCTACTTTATAATGTATACATTTGTAACGAGTCTTAATAAAGAATATTGGAACTCTACATCAAAAACAAATTTACTAAGTTGGGATAAAAATCTTACTGACATTGCAGACATTGTTATTTACAGTGAAGATGCAATTAGTCTTGACTTGTTTAGCAACAGAGTAACATACAAAAATTTGTATGAACTATGCCCTGAACTTGTAGATTTTAAAAACAAATATGCAGACAATCCTCACTACAATGGAAGGATTGGAACAAAGCACGAATCTAGTAGTAAAGCATTTAAATGGAAAGCAATTAAGTTTGCACACAAAACATTTGCTATATTTGCTGAGGCAAAACAACAAGTAGATTCAACAGTAGTTTGGTTAGATGCTGATGTACTGATGCACAAACCTGTTACACTTGAATATTTACAAAATTTATTTCCAGAAGAAAAATCAATATCGTATCTAGGACGTCCAGAAGCATATGACGAATGTGGACTAATGTCTTACAATTTAAAACACAAGTTTACTAGAGAATTTTTAGAAAAGTTTGAAAACGAATATTTAAATGGATTAGAACATTTGCGAGAAACACACGACAGTTGGGTATTTTATCAATTAAGACTTGGCTACAAAGATCAAACACCGTTTCACAATTTAAATCCAAATCCAGTAGATAATAAAAGTCCATTTAACAACAGCGGTATTAAAGATGTAATGGTACATACAAAAGGTACTAATAAAGAGCGATTACAACATAAATTTTTAAAACGTTTTTTACTTGAAGAAGCAAGGAAGGAAAGGCGTAATGTTTGAACAGGATCCTAATCTAGAAGAACATCTTGGCGGACATCAAGGCAAGACACATCTTGATAAAGGTGCTCTACGGTACATCATGCAAAACTATGATATTAAAAGTTTTCTTGATGTTGGATGCGGTCCTGGAGGTATGGTAGAACTTGCTGAAAAAGTAGGATTACAATCATATGGTATTGATGGCGACTATACTATAGAACGTTACAATACTGATAAATTTTTAATACATGATTTTACTAAAGGTCCTGCACCGATTACAAGTCAATACGATTTAGCGTGGAGTGTTGAATTTGTTGAGCATGTTTATGAAGAATTCATTCCTAATTATATGAAAGCATTTCAACAATGTAAGTATGTGTTAATCACATACGCACCACCAGGATGGGAAGGCCATCATCATGTTAATCTACAACAAGAAGATTATTGGATAGATAAGTTTGCAGAATATGGGTTTACATATAACTTAGCAATGACAGAAGGCGTTAGACTTAATACTACATTGCGTATGGGCTCACCTAAAAAAAGAGCAAAAGCATTTATAC